TGTTAAAATAGAATTATTCAACATAGTAATCTTGCTATGTGTAACCTTTTCAGCCTCCTCTACGGAGTCTGTGTATATATTATATACTATACCATTTGAATTAAATGGTTGAGTTTTAACAACACTCTCTGTAGCTGATAAAAGTGTTTCAGAAGCTACTGATAAAACCGTAACATATTGAGTAATATTATCGCTAACAAAACCAATTACATCACCTGCCTTTACTCCATTCGTTATGAATGTAGCATTTGCATCTATTAAATCTGTTTCAGGTACTGCGACACCTGTAGTTGTACCACTTGCTATAAGGTTGTTATATATAAGAACCTTATTTAAAAGGTAGTAGTCGTCTCCTGTTGTCGTCTGAGACGGCAAAGAATATACGTTAGTATTTGTTGGAGGAATAGTACTAAGAGTAAGTGGGTTAAATACGGAAAACATTTCAATGAGTTCCTCTAAACCTTTTCTTATATCCGCATATCCCGTACCTGACTGACGAGCATTTTCTTTATTTATCTGATAGTTGTACTGATAAAAATATGTCTCGAATAAATCTAACTGTGCCTGCTTTGCAAATAAATTGAAATCAGAAGGAGAGACATATCCGTAATTATTTTTGTTCAGTACAGACAGAACTGTATTTCTCACTGAGTTAATCATCTATAAACCTTTTAGCAAAGATAACAAAAAAAAAAGACCCCTTCTTTTTGAGAAGGGGTCTTACACTTATAGAGCATTGCTAGATTATAGTAACTTCTCAAGTAGTTTATAGTTTTCAATCCCATCATCTGACTGAAGGAATGATGATACTATCATCATAGGCTCTTCGCCATAAGGAATATTTAACATTTTTGTTTTATTTGAAGTGGTATTAAACCATACTTCTTTGTTGTTTTTTCTAAAGGCTAATAAACCTTTTTCAAAAAAGAGTGATACGTTAGCTTGCAATTTTAATGCAGGGTCATTAATCACATCAAGAAAGTCTGCAGGGTAATTCTTAGCATAAACTAAGATGTCTCTACGAAGTTCTGATGTAGATACCTTAGTTACATCTCTATTAAAAAGAACTCTTGATACCATCTCTATTTGGTCTACCTTCATTCCTCTTGCTGCAATTAGAGCATCAACTTCAGCATTAAGTCTTTCAACTTCAGCATTAGCATCACGCTCCTCGTTAATTTCTTCAAATCCCACTCCATTTAATGGGTGAAAGTGAAGGAACTCTTGTAGTACAGGATTGTTTTTTAAGACAGATAAAAACCCATCTTCAAAGATAATAGGTTCTAAGACTGCGTTTCCATCTTGCTCATCTTCGAAAGGACTTTTTTGGTTTCTTGCATATCGCAGAGCACGATTACTTCCTTGTTCTTCATCAAAATGTAAAAGAGGGAATTGTGTAGTGTGCCTTGTTGGCAACATAAAAGATAAAGGGGATGCGTCTTTTGTTAGCTTGTATACCTTATCGGTAAACACTTTTTGTTTTGTATTCATTATAATATAATTTAATTAGATTTTAAAAAAAGGGAGTGTCTTTAAAGACACTCCCCTGAATTTATTTCTCCTAGTTTTGGAACAAGAAGAAGTTGTTTGCACCTAAAGTACATACTGCTCTTTCAGAAAGGAAGTTTACCTCCATTGCATCAAGGTCAGAAGTCTCAGCACCACCGGCAGAACCTGTAATCCAAGTCTTGTAACGTCTGTCTTCTGTTTCAGAAGCACGGTAACGCACGTGTAGGAAAGGACGCTTTGCGTTCTTACCAAGGATTTGGTCATATACGGTAGTAGAACCTGCAGGAACTAACAATCCACTTACTTTACCTGAACCTGCTGCAGTTGGTAAACCACCACGCATTGTTGGGTCATTCAAGTATTTCCAATCAGACTTGTAGAAATCATAACCTCTACGGAATCCTGTGAAACCTAAGTTAAGAGCCATGTCCTTGTCGTTTTCGAAAAGACCATAAGAAGACCCACCTGCTCCATAAGAGTTTTGTGCTGCCAACATATCGTCAATTGAGAAACTAAAGTTTCTGTCAACAAAGATTACGTTCTCTTCGATAGAACCTTGCTTATCTAAACGAGATACGATAGTATCAAAGTCTGCAAGTCCAACAGGGAAACCACCGCCCCATACGTTACCACGTAGATTAACTACGTAGAAAACACCTTCAGAACCTTTGTAGCCTGCTGCTTGAGCACCTGAAGCGGGAACAGCACCTGCTGCTGCTTCTGCAGGAACTGCCTCAATCATTGAAGTCTCTAGGTAATCATCAAAACGTAGACGAGTCTCGTGCTCTGATTTCATATACCATAGGTAACCGCTTGCTCCGTTCTCAGTAGTTATCTCTATCCAACCAATTTGAGCCATATCAGAACCTGATACTGCGTACTTATCTTTAAGGATAATTGGAGAATTTTCAAAGATTTCGTCTTGAGCCTCTAAAGAACCTACCATTCCTTCAGTTCCTTTTGCAAATTCAGAACCGTAAATGAAGATAGTATACTTGTTTGCTACTGCTGCATTAGTGAAACCTGCACCTTCATAGAAAGCTACAGTAAAGGTATTTGCTGCTACTGCTACTGCAGTAACGATTGCCTTATTGTTTGCTCCACCTGCGTTGTCAGTAATAAAAACTGTTTGACCAACACGTACCGCAATTTGCGATGCTTGTCCTGCTGCTTGGTTTGCAGGTATTAAAGTGTCATTTACTGTAAATGTTGCAGTTGCAACACCTGCAGCAATTGCAGTTGTACAATCCACATATTTAGTGTGTAAACGACCTTGTTCTGCCCATTTGATAAGGTCAGAGTTAGAAGGCATCTCTGCTCCTACCATACGTAGGAAAGATGCTACTGTTCTATTACCGTAACGCTCGAATTCTTTTTCGTAAGTATCAGGAAGATACTGATTCAAGAAATCAAAGTTGGTAATGTAATTAGTTGATAATGGAACTTGCGATGCACTTGGCTGCAAGTTAAATCCGGGTACTGCTTGTACTGCCATTTTTTCTTTTTTTTAAATTAGTTTATTTACGTTTAATTCGTAGTCCACGACCTGAGTCTTGTCCTACTGCTCGAATAGTCGTTCCTCCTGAAGTAGTGTTTTGAGGAACATTACGTGTAGACATATCAATATTTTTTGTCTTACGCATAACGTCATCAACCGCTTCTGATTTGCCTTGCTCAAAAAAGAACTTAGCAAACTTTTCAGGATTCATAGCTACTGCTAATGCTTTGTGATAACCGACAGGGTCACTTAAAAGACCATCTTCACTTAAAAATTTCTTTGTGAAATTATTAGGGTCCATATGGACTTTCTTTAACTCTGCACCATCTCCGGGAACATAAACAAGTTTTTTGTCATCGTTTAACGCAAACTCAAAACCTTTGAACTCACTGCCGAAAACTTCACTTGTCTTGTCTTTAAACCATTGGTCCCTTTTTTGGTACGCTTCTCCTAAAGATTTTGACTCTTCAATGTATTGTCTATACTCCTTTAATCCTTTTGAATCTTCCTCAGAAATAGATGTACCCATCGACTCGACAGGGACTCTGTATTTTTCTTTTTCAGATTCAAAAAAATCTTTGGCTCTAGCAACCATTTTCTTTTTAGCTAACCTCGTTTTCTTAACGAAAGACTCTTCATCTAACTCTGCGTCATATGAATAATCTTCCATCATCTCATCAATATCTTCTGCATCAAGACCTTTCTCTGTCTGCATTAGATAATCACGAAGTAACTTATCAGGATTAACATCATCAAGGTCTCTATTAATTTTAACAAAGTCCTCAATGTTTCTTCCTGTTTCTTTTTTATACTTAAAGTAAGCAGCAACATCTTCAGGTAGAGGTTCTGACTCTTCCCTTTCACGAGTAAATTCGTCAAGAGAATTTATTTGCTTACCGTATTTATTTCCTATATATGAAAGAATATCTTCCTCTTTTAATTCTGTATTCTGAGTCGATACTTCTTCCTGTACATTTCCCTGTACATTTTCTTGTTCAGTAGTAGAAAATTCTTCTTCGTGCTTGTCAAGCAACTCTTGCTCAACTTGTTGAACGGATTTCTCCTCTACTATCCCTACTTCTTTTACTTTAATTTCCATATTAGATTTAATTTATATTACAAAGTTACACTAAAATTATTAATATTTTAGACGGTTACCGTGGATTGAACTCTGCAAAATCAAAGCCATCTAAGCTATCCTCATTAGATTCAAAACTCATAGGAGGTAAGTTATTCTTTCTTTGATTAATCAACTTAGACTGTTCTGTATTTTGTTGACTAATCCTTTCAGATTTAGCATCTTCTCTTTGGTCCTCTCTTTGTTGTAATCCTTGCATATCAGCACCTTTCAATTGCATCTGCATTTGGAACTCAACCTGCATCAACTGTTGTTTAAGCATAGCTTCTTGTTTCAATTTCTCAATTTCAAAAGAAACTTCTGCTTGTTTAAGCTGCATCTTACCTTGAATCATTTGCTGCTCTTTTGCCATTGCTGCTTGAGCAGCCATTTCTTGAGCCTGCATTTGACCTTGCTGCTGCATTGCTTGCTTCTGCATTGCCATTTTCTCTTCTCTTGCCTGCTTAGACTTTCTCTTCGCTTTTAGTAGTTGATTAGCAAGTTTAATATTTCTAATTTCTCTAATATCAATAGCATCTTCTAAATCAATACCTCCCTTAGATAAAGCCATTTGAATGTTTTGCTCAAGCATTGCTTTTTGCTCTTCATCAGGAGCAACTTCAATAAAAATACCAAAGTCATAGATATACAGGTCGCTAATACTATTTAAAATATTGACGTTGTATTTCCCAATTTGATTTGTAAATTCATCTTTAAAGTCAGCATACTCAAGAATGTCACCTACTCTATATGTTAAAGCCTCTGCCATTGTTTTGTATACATAAAGACTTGCGTCAAGTATATGTCTAGTAGCAGTGTTTGAGTTTAGTGCTGCTAATTTCTGTAACCCAACTAAAGAATTAGGGTCAGGCATACTTCCATCTCTTGCTTCATTAAGTCCTGTTACCTGTCTAATTTGACTTAGGTAATGGTTATAATTAGTTAAAAGCATTTGGGTTTTTGCTGCTCCTGAGTTTGCAGTTAATTGTGTAATAGGAACTTTAGCTTGATTGTAATCTCCATCACCTGTATAGCTTCTACCGATAACACTACCTGTTTGGAAATATAACCTTAAAGCATCTTCAGGATTATATGCATTACCATTACCAAGGTCTACTTCGTTTAATCCATCCGCATCAATAAAGACACCATCAGGAACTACACGTGATATAACTTGTTGTAGTTTAAGGTGGGTAATCTGAATTAAATCAGCAAAAGGAATCATTCTTCGAGTCAGTGATTCAATAACACCTTTATACATTCTTGGAGCACAAGCAACATAATTAGGAATGGCGTGTTGAGTTGCAGACTTTGGTCTAACCATATTCTTTGACATCTCCCATTGTAATAAGAAGTTAGTTCCCATAACCATTACTCCTTCATACCAAACATCAATAGTCTTAGAAACTTTTTCAAAGTTCCCTTCATCCATCATTTCATCAGGTGGATTAAAGGAATCATCCTTTTCAACCATACTGACATTACCATTATCTTTTACTTTTTTCTTGTATACAATATTCTTTGTAGTCTTGTAGTTGAAATACATCAACGTAGCAGTATCTCTATAGAATATGTCATTCTGCTGCATTTGTGCTACATTATAGTAGTCATACCAACTTTGACTATACTTAGAGATTTCTTCTAAGTCTTCATTGGTTAGTGTTGGGTCAATCTTTTTTAATTCTGTAATTGATACAGTTTTGATTTCTCCCCAATAAAAACAATCTTTAAAATAAGGGTCTTCTGTATAACTGTAAACCACATTAGCAGGGTCTACATATGACAACTTAACACCCGAACCTTTTAAGAATTCGTGCTTTGCTACCGAAACTCCAAGAACTGTTTGGTCGTAGTCAAGTCGTTTTCTTACTTCATCATAATGATTAGCATCAAGAATAGTATTAATAGCAGTCTCTTCCGCAATTTCAATTGCAGGCTTGTAGTTCATTTCCATATACAATGCCAACTCTTCATCTGAATTTGGCAATTCATCCGGCTCGGTCACAAAAGGATTTGCTCCCGTTTTTTCCATAATAGTCTCAAGGATTGGTTTTGCTACCATCTGACCCTCAATCATATCTTGATATGCACTTCTCTTTTGTTGAGACATTGCATCTTGTGCGTATGCTTTTACTTTGAAAAGTCTATCAGACATTCCATTGACAACAATGTCAACAAATTTTGGTATGATAGGAACAGGTGTCCAATCTAAATTTAGATAAGACAAATCACCATCTACTGCCAATTCATTTTTATATTTTGCCACCGACTGCTCCCCACGAGCATATAGCCTTAGACGGTGAAAATCTCTCCATTGACCATAGTATCTACAACCGTTTCCATCTCTTTTAAACCACTCATACTGAATGGCTTGTCCAATTTGTAAGCCGAACTCTTCCGAAGCCTTTTCTGCGTCAGAAACAAATTGACTCGGAAAACCTGCAGATGTGATATTTATATTAACATCCTTCATCTAATAATTTCGCTTATTGTTCCTTTGTTGCTATATCTTGCAAAGTTAATCTTTATTTTTTTATCAATTTTCTCCCCTAAATACATAGTCTTTTGAGTTGCCATTATAGCAAGACCTGAACTAATGGAAGCATCGTGTTTCGTTCTATTGGTAATATCAAATTTTGCCCAATCTTCTAGAGTCCTTATGAAGATACAATCACCCATGTCTCCTGCATCTCTGTAGTCTCCATCCATATCTAATCCTATATACTTTTCAATATACGATTCAATAGCTGATGCGTGTGCTTGTTTGATGTCTTCACTTGTATTAGGTATACCACCAAGTTCTCTTTCTGTTTTTGATAATTTATTATATGGCTTGTCAGGTCTGTTCATACAGAACCCTCGATATCCACGGTTCTTAAAATGATACAATAGTCTTGGTTTGTTATTTTCAATAAGAATTGGCATACCATAAAATATACAAGCCATTAATACATCTTCATAAAATATTTCAGCAGTTTGAGGTCTAGCAATATATTCTAAGAAAAAAGTGTTTACAGG